TTTAGCTTATCACGTTCCAACACAAGCACCTAGTAACTTAACTCTTACTGTTGACTATGAAAATGGTACAGTAAAAGCAGATTGGGACGCTTCTGACCAAATGGAAGATTACCCTGCTGAACGATACGCAATAGGTTTTGGTTTGAGTGATGAAGTTAGTTTACCTTATGGTATTGCAACAGGTAATGTTGGCGATAGTAACGCACTTAATACTGAATATACATTTACTGCTAGTTATTTAAACGCAGTCTTTAATGAAGCTCACGGTTTATTTCACGTTGCAATTAGGTCGGACAACGACACAAATGCAAGTTATTCAGAATGGACACCAACAGTAAGCGTTACAATACAGAACAAACCTGCTTCTGTTACCTTAGCTTCTTATGATATGAACAGAGAGGACGGTATTAAGTTTGAGTGGTCAGCTTCTACAAGTGGTTTTGTTAGTGCTAGTACTTATAAAATGTATTACAAGCTCTCTAATGCAAGCGAATGGACATTAGAAGGACAACAATCAAATACAGATTACGTTTTAGCTTGGGATAATTTAACAGATGATACTTATGATTTTATGTTATCTGCGTGTGGTAGTGAAAATGACTGTAACGATAGCAATACTTTAACTCTTGATGTTGTTACTTATGTAGCACCAACTACAACTACAAGTACTACAACAACTACAACTTTGCCACCAAAAGTAGAAGAAGTTTATGTTGAGCCTGAGCCTTTACCACCACCACCAGAAGAAATAGAAGTAGATATTAAAGTTGAGGGTGTTGATAAAACCTATACACAAGCAGATGTTAATGACGGGACAATTGAGCGCGATCAAGAGAGAATAGATAATGAAAAAGAGTTTGGGTGTTTTATGACTAATGCTCAAATTGAACGTGGCGATTGCATTATAATAATAGAATCCGAAGTCATAGAAGATGAAAAAGAATATGAAGAACAAACAGATACCAAAGAAGCACTTTTCAATGATGATATTGTGGTTATTGAAATGGAAGATGAGTTTAATGACAAAGAACTTATTGAGCTTACTGAAGAAGAAATACTTGATCTTGAACAACAAATTGATGATGAAGCTAAAGAACTTAACGATTCAGACTTAGAAAAGTTTGTTGTTGAACAAGAAGTATTCGAGATAAAAGAAATAATAATTAATGAAGATATTTTTGTTGAAGAAGAAACAATAGAAGATATCGTAGAAATTTTTAAGGAGGAAAATGAAGAATTTATTGAAGATGATACAGAACAAGATAGCACAGATAAAGTGGAAATTGTATTTGAAGATAATGGACGTAGATCCAATACAGATCAAGAGGGATCTATTGAACTATCTGAAGAAGAACTAAAAGTAGAAGTCGCAGAATTAGAGGAAGTTATTGAGATTATAGAGATTGATATTCCGGAAGCCACAGAAGAAGAAATAGAGGATTTTACAGCTGAAGAACTTATAGAATATGAGGAAGCAAAAGAGGAAGCTATTGAAGAATATGTTGAAGAACTTAAAACAGAAGAAGTGGTTGAAATCCTTGCAGAAGTTAATGATGTCGGATTGGAAAATATTGCAGACGTTAGCGAAGATATTGTTGAAGTCATAGCCCAAGTTGTCGAAGAAGTTATCACAATTGCACAAGAAGAAGAACTTACAGAAGAACAAGTAGAAGTAGTAGCTGAAGTATTAGGTTTTGAAGAAACAAACGATGTAGAAATAATTGCTGAAGCAGTAAAAACTGATGAGAATGTGGCACAAGCCGTCGATGAATTTGTAGAAAGAGCTGTTGAAAACGCTAATAAAACTGATCAACCTTATACATTGGCGGACGCTACAACAGAAATCGCATTTGAATCTTTCATTGCTAGTCCAATTAGTGTTATTATAGACGTAGATTTAACTGAAATAAATCTTAAAAATATTTCAGATGATATGACACAAGATCAAAAAGATAAGGCGCAAGAAGTAATTGTGCCGACAATATTGGTTAGGATCGTATCTTTAGCACTTAGGAGATTTGATTGAAGAAATTATGGAACGCGCTAATACTCGCAGTTAAAGAAACTTTAAACCTTAGTTGGACTTTGGTAGGTTTAATAATTGCAACTCTTACACTTACCGGACAAGCGCAGACAATTACAGCAACGGCTACATTAATTACTTTATGTATATGGCTTTTAACAATAGGTTTTAGAAAATGAAAGCATGTGAAAACAATTGTGCATATAACTGCATTTGTGAGGGTTAGTATGTGTTTAATTACATTTAAAGAAGATGGATCATTTGTACAGATATGTAATTGCAAATATGGAAGTGAAAATTGCAATGCAAGAAAATAACTTTACGACTAAAGAAATGATAAATAGAGTAATGAAAGATATAGAAAAGCTATTCGAAAAGTTAGATCAAATACAAAAAGACTTAGCTACTAGGCCTACAAGACAAGAGATCTATGGGTGGATAATAGCAGGTATATCAATTGCAACCTTAATTACTGTTTTAATGTAAAAAAACCGCTATAATAAAAGCAACAGGTCTGCGAAATATGACAGATGAATTAAAAAAATTAGTTGCAAACAAGCAAGAGATTCCGCATAACGAGGATCTCGGGAATAACTACTATCCAAGTGGTTGGAAACCTAATGTAGAATACAATAGCAAAACTAAAGTAGGCGAAGTTACAGCTGTTGTTCGTAAAAAAGATACAACCTTTGATAATATTCTAGAATCGAATGGTTTTGATCCGAATGAATTTGAAGTAGCACAAGATACAGTACGTTATAGTACATGGCAAACGCAACTTAAAGGCGGGGAAGTAGCCGACTTATATGCTTATAAGTTTCAAGTACGCAAGATTAATCCGCATCATGACGCATATTACAAAGAACTTTTAAAAGAAATTAAGACTAAGAAGCCCTTAAAGGATAAGAAAATACAAGGATCTAATGCTTTCTTATACCTAATGGCCGATTGGCAAATAGGAAAAAAAGATTTCGGAACTTTGAATACTGTCAACTTAATAAAAGAAAGCATAGAAAAGTCTAAAGAACGTATTAAAAACTTAAACAAAACAGGATATCCTATTGATGAGATCTATATAGTAGGACTTGGGGATTTAATCGAAAACTGTTTTGGCTTTTTTCCGCAACAACCCTTCAATATTGAAATAAACAAATCTGAACAATCGCATTTAACTAGACGTATGATCTTAGAAATTGTAGATAACTTCTTACCGTACGCAAATAAAATATATTTAGCAGGAGTTCCTGGAAATCACGGTGAAAATAGATCTGGAAAGGGTGACGTAGTAACTTCAAGACTAGATAATGAGGATACAAATTGCATACAAATTGTTGGCGAAATTATGGCAGAGTCGGAAAGATTTAAGAAAGTTAAGACAACAGTACCGGATTCGCACCATTTAGCATTAGATATCAAGGGAATACGTTGCGGATTTACGCACGGCCACATGGGGACAGGTGCAGGAGATCCTTGGGGAAAAATAGAAAGACTTTGGAAAGGCCAGATGTTTGGTTGGAAGCCCTTAGGTACTTGTGAGATCTTATATAGTGGTCATTATCATCACTTAAGAACTGTACAACAAGCAGGAAGAACGTGGTTTCAAGCGCCAAGTCTAGACGCTTCGCACGAATTTGAAGAACGTACAGGCTATGGAACTAATCGTGGTGTTTTGACAATGACTATAAATAAAAATGGTTGGGATAATTTAAAAATATTATGAGAATTATGTGTATAATAATGAGTGGTCAAGCTTATGAAAATAATAGGAATAGAAAATAGTGGGGCAAACCCAATGTTGCTTATTGAAAGTGATGAAAAGGAAATAACTTTTCACAAACTTCCGAGAGGTGTATTGAGGGTAAATCCTACTGATATAAAAGAGAATGTTACTTTACAGCCTCTTGATCTCGTGCAGTATCCAAATACCTATAACGCCGGATAACTTAACAGATTATAGAGAGTGCAGAATTGCTAATGAGCAAGTTAGCTTCGTAACTCAATACGAAGATATAATACAACAATATTTCAAGACAGAAGAAGATCAACGCCAAGCTATGAGAATTATTTTTTGTGAAAGTTCCGGAAGATCTAACGCCGTAGGCAAAAATAAGGACGGATCTTACGACAAAGGCCTATGGCAATTTAATGATCGCACTTGGGAATGGCTTACACCTAAGCTAAATATTACCGGATCTCGTTTCGATCCAATACTATCAACTAAGATAGCAAGTTGGCTTATATACAATGACGGTTGGAAACATTGGAACAGTAGCAAAAAATGTTGGTATAATGGATAGTAAAAAATAAGGAGCGTTATGTCGATAGAAAATATGCGTTTTGAAACAGTAAACGTAAAAGAGTTAAAAGAATTTCCAGATAACCCAAGAATTGGCGATGTTGAAGAAATAAAAAAATCTTTAGTTGCTAATGGCCAATACAAACCACTAATTGTTAATACGCAAACAGGACACGTATTGACTGGAAACCATACGTTAAAAGCTTTAAAAGAATTAAACATTGAGGAAGCGTATGTAAACTATATTGACATAGATCCGTCTAATGAAAAAAAGATTGTATTAGTAGATAACAAGCTTACTGATAACAGCACATACGATTCACAAGCATTAGGCGATATCTTGCAAGAACTAATGGACGACGGTGAATTAATTGGCACCGGTTTCGTTGCAGATGAAGTTGACGATCTAATAGCTACATTAGGCGAAGCGCCAATAGTTACAGAGTTTGAAAAGTTTGAGGGCGGATATGCACTTGACGATGAAGAAATAGAAAAGCTTAAAGACAATTATATATCTACTGAAGTTGCTAACAAAGAAGCTAGAGGCGGGGAACGTTTAAGAGATGTAATGTTACATTATCCGGAATCTAAATATGAAAACTTTGTAGAAATGTTGGGATCTCTTGCTGATAAGTTGGATCAAAAGAAAACAGATACAGTATATTTAGCTGTTGAGTTCTTTTATAAAACTCATTTTGACGGCAAAGAGGATCCACAAAACCCTTTAAAACGTTTCTTTAATGGATCTTCTTAAAGATTATCTAGAGTTTCACAAGAAACAATCTTATTCTACGGACATGGATCCGGCCTACCCTGTTTTAAAAGAAATCATAACAGCCCTTAAATTATCTAAAGAGCAGGGTGTTTGGCTTACGTTTGTATATGTAGCTTATTACCATATTGGATCTGCTTTAAAAGTATTTGAGCAATATCCAGAGCCATTCTTATTTCAAGATAAGTTTTACAAGTTACCGTGTGCAACAGAAAGACGTAACCATAGGCAAGTTAAAAACTTAGAGCGACATATAAAACATATTGTAGATAAAGCACAATGGAATGACGGCTTAGACAATTGGCTATCTGAAGATTTATGTTTACACCCAAAGATGAATTGGGAACTTATACAAGATAAATTGCTGAGTATATGGGGCAATGGCCGTTGGGCTAGTTATAAGACAGGCGAAGTGCTATGGAAAGTAAACGGATATAACTTGGAAGCTACTGATATGGGACACGCGCATAGTTCTGGGCCAAGAAAAGGTTTAGAGCTTTTATTTCCTAGTATTCCTACCGGTAATAGTGCCTTAGAAGTTAAGAAACTAAATATGCTATCTGAAAAGCTTGTAAGGTTTATGAACGATAAAGGATATAAAGCAACTATTGAAACTGCTGAAACAAGTTTGTGTGATTTTAATAGTATGTTTAAAGGTAAATATTATACCGGTATTGACATTGATCATATGCAGGAAGATCTTTTACAAGTGCCTAGTATTTACACAGATCTAGCATTTGAATCGAGAAAAAAACATATACCGAATGAATACTTAGGCGAATTGAATGGGTGGATCGGTGTAAGAAAAGAAAAGAAAAAACAATATGCAGTTGAACAAATCCGTAACTAGAGAAGAACTTGTATCACTAATAGAACATATTAAAGATTGGGAATACAAAGGCGCTGAAAGTAGTAAGCAACATTTGAAAAATGCTTTATTCGATTGGGATAGAGAAAAACAATGGGAAAAGGGTACAGCCAAAATATTTGCTTTAAACAAATCTTGTTACGCATTCATAACATATACGACTAGAGATCCAAGACATTGTACATTAAGACATTTTTTTACGCTTGAAAATGCACGTGGTCAAGGTTTAGGAAAACTTATGATAAATATATGTTTTAGTGATATGAAGCAACACGAAGTTAAATACTTTAGATTTTTTGCGAACAAACCTGCTATTGAATTTTACGAAAAAATTGGGTTTAGGTGGCACGGTAAAGGTAAAACCGGTTTACCATTTACTTATTGGGACATAGAAAAAGGCGATCTAGCACCATTACCTAAAGCACAAGAAAGGTACGTTGTATGAAGATAGCAATTATTGGTAATGGTATTGCGGGATCAAGTGCTAAAAAAATAGCTCTAGAGTTTGGCCATGAGCCAACAATAATTTCAACAGATAGTGCAACAGCTTCGAAAAGCGCCTTGGCGACGATAAGGCCTACATGGTTTACAAAAGCAGAACAAGTAAATATTGAGAGATCTTGGTCTTGGTATAAAAAATGGAATGCAGACATCACAAGAATAGCAGTTGTATCTAATTGGCGAGATCCTAGTATGACTAAAGAACAAGACGATTGGTGGCTTGTACAACCTATAAGAGTTTTAGAAAAACCAGATATCGTAGGAATGGTACCTTATATGGAATTACTTTCTAAGAATTATGATGCTGTTTTAAACGCTAGTGGTGTAGGCTTACGTAAAGATTTAAACAGATATTGGGGTGCAACTTTAATTTCTAAAACAGCAAAGGCGGATAATATGCCGTCAAGAATACATCACATTAGGCCGTATCATAGCGTACATATTGTAGAATCTGACAACGCAATACGGATTGGATCTAGTATTAGTAAAGATAAGCAAAAGTGTTACAACGAGATCTATAAAATGAAAGAGCTTTGTGAAGAACTTGGGCTCGTATCTAAGGTTGATGATTGGGAATTATCAATGGGTATTAGAACACAAGCTGATGATAAGAAAGTAATAGAGCCACAACTTGGGGAAAGAGTGACTTCTATTGGTGGCTTTCATAGAACTGGATATGCATTAGCACCGGATTTGATAGCACAATGGATCGCTACTTTATAATGGACACCATATACTTTTTAGGCGCACCAGCAACTGGTAAAACAACATTAGTAAAATTGTTTACTGAACATTGGTTTGATATGGAATCAGTTAAAACACCAATAGCATATCGCATACAAAAGGATCTACATTCAAAAGATAGTAAATACAATATACAACTTGGTAAAACTGCGCCTGTATATGCAGGAACAGATACTCTAAGTTTTACTGCAATTGATAAAATGCCGGATCTATACAAATTATGGGATAGTAAAGACAAAATTAAATACATTTTAGGTGAGGGCGATCGACTTGCTAATAGAACTTACTTCGATTTAGCTAAAGAATACGGCAATTTGCATATATTTTACCTAGAACTAGACGAAAACATACGACAAAATAGATCTCTAGCTAGATCTATGGAAAATAATTTATCAAAACAAAACCTTACATGGCAAAAAGGCCGTTTAACTAAACATAAAAAACTCGCTAAAGAGTACAATGCGCATATTATCGAATGCGGATATATGGAATACGGGGCATATATTGAGAAAAGTACTGAAGATTTATACGAAGAATTACTTAAATGTTTGGTATAATAGAACATGATTGAACTAAGACTAAGATCTAAAATTTCAGAAGAAGAACTTAAACAAAAGATCGGTAAGATTTTAACGGACGATGACTACAATTTACTAATTCATAAAGACACTACGGTACGTGGCCTAAACGGTGAGATACTAGCGGTGTACCAACGTAACGTGATACCAGAAGAAATTGTGAACAATACATACCCTGTCTTACACGATCTCAAAAAGTATCAAACTAACAACCGTACACTCGCTAGTGGCTTACCACAATACAAAAGACAAACAGGCGGTACTAGATCTAGTACAGTTAAACCAATTGCAAGTACAACTATTGGTGGTTTTGATCCTAAAAATAATACACCATATTGCCGTTTAACAGCTTGGAGCGGGAACGAAGTAGAAAAGTATTCAGAGCTATTTCCGTTGTTTCAAAAAATTGGTAGTGAAATGCAACGTGTAGCGCCTAAAAGATACGAAGCACAAATGGAATTTGTAAATCGTACTCATCCGGATTGGGTTATTGAGGGAACGCCATTCACAACCATAACTGTTAATAATTCATATCCAACTGGTGTTCATACAGATAAAGGCGATTTGGACGAGGGTATATCAACTCTTGCTGTAATTGCCAAAGGCGAATACGAGGGCGGATACTTAACCTTACCGGAATACAGAATAGCTTTTAATGTTGGGCATAGAGATCTATTAATATTTAATGCTCACGAATGGCACGGCAATACTAAATTAGAAATGAAAAGTGATGACGCTGAAAGAATATCTGTTGTATGTTACTATCGTGAAAATATGGCTAAGTGCGATAGCATGGCCGAAGAAGAATCAAAAAAGAAAGAGATCGCAGAACGGAAAATGGTTAAAGATACAACAGGCGTTGTAAAAGAATTTATGGAAGAAAAGTTTGCCAAATAAGGTTGAGTGGCTTCCTGGTGAAAGTTATGCCGAATATAAACAGAAAAAATATGCAGGTATGCAAGGTATGGGGCAATCTAATTCACAAAAACGTATGGCCGGTAAGTGTCCCAATACAGACGAAGTTAAAACAAAATGCAAGTGCCGGACTTGTATAAATCGTAGAAATAGATCTAAAGGCAGAAGAAAACAAAACTTGGTTAAAAAGAAAATGCAAATACCAGATAATAGGTTTCATGGTGCAGACGCGCACGAAGAAAACTGGAAGTCGGGCGTAAGATTTGAAGTTAAAGCAGGTAAACAAGTTGAGCCATTAAATAAACTATTTAAGAAAGCTAAGTTACAAAGCGATACAAATCATCAGCAAATAGGAAATATGTCTAAGCCATTTGTTTATGTTGCTATGCCGGACGGTACAGAAAATGGTATTGTGTGCTTTGAATTAGATAATGTAGAAAATGTTTGTGTTGAGATCTTAAAAGGTATGGGCTATTTTAGTGATTATTAAGTATTAATTTTTTCATGTCCACAAAACCTACACTTTGAAATTTGATCTAAGAAAACGTATCCGTGTCCCACTTTTTCGCAATCTCTTGGCGGTTTAGGTAGCGTTTCCTCTTTAACTTGTTTTAATAATGCCCAATGTTTAGCAATAGCATACGGTGTTAATGTCATACCTTTAAAATATTCTTTGTACACTTTTACCATATCAGGTATTTCATCAGGTTTAACACCCGCTTCTTTCAATTCTTTAACAACTTTATTCCACCCGCCTCTTTCACTTTGTGTAATTGGTTTACGGCCAATAGCGTTACAAAGTTCTACGAAAATTGCTTTCGCAATATCTTGACTTTGGTTAAGTGACTTTAGTTTGTAGTTCTTAGGCGAACTGGGGGCTAGGTCATACATGAACGGGGGTACTTGTATAACTGTATATAAGTTGCTTGTTTGCTCACCAGAATCTTGATCGTATCTAGCTACTTTAGTTAATGCACCAACTGATACTAATTCGTTTAGCGATCTCTTTACTGTTGAATCGCTAACTCGCATACGTTTAGCTAACGTTGATATAGCAGGCCAACAACGTCCGGTTTCCTTATCTGCATATCTTTGCAAAATACAATATAAGACTTTGGCTTGTGCGTTAATGTCGCAATCTATAACCCATTCCGGTATAATAGAAAAATATAGTTGGCTTTCTAAGTTTGAGGTTAGATCCGGTTTTTTTTCGACTCGTTTTTTTCCGGATCTTCCCTCATTTTTCTTATCCACGGAGTTCTTAGAACGGTGGTGGCGTGTTTGCTTCTTTATCTGCGAGTAGATCTTCAATTAGTTTTGAAGCGTCTTTTGCTTTTAGATCATCAAAGTTAAGACTATCAACTTTATCTTGCATAGCTTTAGTAGTTTGTGGCTTCAATTGTTTGATGAAGTTAATTTGTTTATCACTTGCACTATTACCGACTTTGTTATAGTTCAAGTTTGATTTGTAGAATTTACCTTCTTCAGCTTCGGCCTCTGGTATTAGATCTACCATTACTTTGTTGAATGCTTTAGTTGTACTTTCAACATCTGCTATTTCTATTTTACCGGCAACAGCTAATTCAATCGCGCCTTTAAACGCTACTTGAACTACTATCGACTCATCTCTTTTCATCATATTGCTAACCTCTCTTGTTTTGGCTCATTTAGTTTAATTCTATACATAGCTACGTTTCCACGATGTGCATGCATAATACATTTTTGGCTTGAGATCTCATAACCTAATTTATTAAGATCGCTTACCCTTTGTGCGTAAGTTGGTATGAATTTTTGGAATCGATTATTTCCTTGTTGGAAATGTGTACCGCATACCCAGTCTTGATTGTCTTGTAATATAACAAGAACTTTACCTGCGTCGGTTTGAATCGACGGCTTTGTCTTTTCCATATTCCTCCAATCTTGTGGTAGTTGCCTACCGAGTGGAACACCGGCGCGGAATATGGTTAATATCTATCAAAGGGGAAACAATGATAGGCCAAATGTCCCACTCGCTAGGCAATCGCCTAACGCTTAAAGTTAACTACTTCACCTCTTTCAAAGGCTTCGTGTACGTTATCAAGATAATTAATTATATCCCGATCTAATTTATATATCTGAACTTCCTTAACTTCGAAAAAAGTTTTATATATAATTAAAGCTAATCCCGTAATAGTAATTATTGCTAAAAAGAATACGCACATCCAAAACAATAAATATATAAATGCAAATTGACTCATTCGGATCCCTCTTTTGCTATATCGTATTCAAGTTCGCCTTTATTAATATCTTCATAAACATCTAACAAATGTGTTAATTGTTTTTGAAGCATATGTTTCTCGGCTTCGTACTTCGCTTTATGAAGTCGTCCTCTATATTCATATATCATTTCAGCAGTAGAAATATCTTCTCTTGCTTTTTCAATTAAATCTTCAAGAACTTCTTGTGGACTTACAAAGCAATATTTATATTTACGCTCATAGTCCATTTTTAGAATGAAAGATTTTATTTGATCTTTGTCTTTGTACTCAAATTGGTTATTGTCTAGTTTGTTAGTCATAGTTTCCTCTTTTCTTTTATTAACCATGACTACATTATGTGAAGCTTTTA